TAGTACTGTTGGATTGACTTTGCCAGCAATGGTGGAGTTTACATAGTCAGGTGGCGAAATTGGTAAACGCATGGTAGCAACGCCAGCCCATATAGGTGAGATGCCTTGTCTACAGGTTCGAGTCCTGTCCTGACTACTTTTTAAAAACGCAAACCATGAAATACACGCGATACACTGCACCTGCGCGATACCTTGGTTTTTAAGGAACTTCGCGAGCGTTTTGTGGTAAAGCAGGACACCAGCGGAAGAGCGCAGCTAAAGTATTGGGTAGATGAATACGGGCGGTTGCAGATGCGCTGCACGGCTACGGATAATGTGGTTAGGTGGGTTGAGCAGCACAGCAACAAGGCCACGATAGAGCAGCGCACGGCGGTCTTAGGTTGGCAGGCGGTTGTGTTGGCTTTGTGTTGTTTAGTTGCAGGCGTGGTCGCAGGTATAATGTGGATGTGGAATCCGAAGTAACGTGCCGCAGACACAAAAGTGACACAAAATATTGACAAATCGAGCGTATGTGCTGTTATATCATGTTTTAATTATATGATAGAAATAAAAAGAGATACTTATACGCTTTTATTAGGTGAAAATCCTTGTGAAATCTTTGCACACTTTGGTGTTGAAGAAATGCATGGGTTGAAAAACAAAGACTGCATGATTTATCAAAATACTAAGGATGATGCCTACATTTGGGGATTGGCTAATTATGTACCTAAAGATGACAAAGACTACAAGTTTAGAGATGAAAGATTTGTATTTATTAATCTTCAAAGGTGTGCAGATAACTATGAAACCTATGGAGGTGTATTTCACGAACTTATGCACCATTCATTAGAGAAGCACAATTACAACATGGACTTGGAAGAAGAAATAATTAGTTGGGCAGAAAATGAAAGCCATGAAGTGTTTGAATTGATTTTAAAAAATTTATCGCAACCCTCATACAAACCCAACACCAAAAACATGACACCGAAAGAAAAAGCAAAGCAATTAATCACCAAGTTTTACACGCTAACCACCGACACCGATATTTCCATTGCTAAGTCTTGTGCAAGACAAGCGGCTAACGAAGTGCTGGAGGCATTAAACCCAAGCCAGTTGGAAGACATTTTTTATTGGAGCGAGGTTAAAACCGAAATCGAAAACCTTTAACATGGAACAAGTAAACCACCCTAACCACTACGGCGGCGGCGAAAACCCATACGAAGCGATTAAGGTTATCGAAGCATGGGATTTAGGCTTTAACCTTGGCAATGTGGTTAAGTACCTTTCCCGTGCCGGAAAAAAGGGCGAAACGCTGGAAGACCTACGCAAAGCTGCATGGTATTTAAATCGCGAAATTCAAAACCGCGAAAATGAATAGGTACACTTTGCTAAGCGAAAACTACGCCGAGCGTAAGAAGCTGCGGCAGGACTTCCATAAGGAAACGCGGATAGGTGCGCTGGACAAGCTGGTGGTGTATTGCGCATGGCTGGAACACAAAGCCACGACCGAAACCAAGATAAGCAACGCTCAAATTAGGCGGCTATTTTCAAGTATATCGCGGCTGGACATTCAGGACGACTTTTGTTTTATTGAGTACACCCTGTTCTTGGAAAACGAACTAATCATAAGTCGCAGGGCAGCATTAAAAAAATAGTTACCTTTGGGTGTTCATGGTTTTTGTTTTGTTTTATGCGTTTTGGCGGGGTGTAACAGCCCCGCTTTTTTTGTACCTTTGGGTATGGCCATGACTATTCAGCAGTATATAAACAAACTAAAGAAGAACGCCGAAGACTTGCAGAATGGGCGTGCGTTTGTTAGTCAGGTGAGCCAAACCATAACCGAGCAGGCCGACCGGATATTTACGGATGGATTGGATGACCGAGGCCGACCCATTGGCAATTATAGCACAAGGCCAACATATATAAACACCATGGAGGCATCACCAAAGAAGCTGCCAGCCATAGGAAAGACAGGCCAAAAGAAGTTTAAGAATGGCAAACCGCATAAGTCCACGTATTTTGCGGGGGGCTATCGGCAATTTAAGCAGCGTGCAGGGCGTGGGGGTAAATTTAACCTGTTCCTTTTTGGAAACTTTAACCGCGCGTTTTTGGCAGGTGCAGTTAGGCCAACATTATTGACCGAGCCGACGCGTATGGTAGCACTATTCGCAATTAAGGCAGGGGTGGACAATCCATCGGGGAAGGTGCAGGGATTATTGGAACGATACCCCAACGCGTTTAAGCTAAGCATCAACGAAAAGGTAAACCACCGCGATAGGATTTCGCGGCTATGGAACAACGCCTTTAAATAATTTGTACCTTTAACCCATGATTGCAGAGGTCATTTCCGAATTATTGCCAAGCGTAGAGGCCACGGGGTTAATAAGCAACGCCTATGGCTTATGCGAATTGGTGAACAAGGATGAGCGGGAGTTTCCGGTTTACTACATTGGCAGGGATAATGCCGTCAGCGTGAGCGAGCAAGACCCTAAAAACGGGGTGGCTTGGTTTATGCGTAACGGCGAAACCACCACGGAAGACCTTGAAAGCCCGCGCGAGAACGACCGCATCATCCGGCAAACTATACCCGTGCGCTTTTACGCGTGGAGTGGCCGAAAAGTCTACGATGATGACGCGCCGCAAAGCCCAGAGATATTAGCGCAAAATATGCGGGCTGCATTAGTACGGGCTACTATGCCACAGCTTCGGCAAGTGTTGGGGATTTCCCGAGCGTTTACCGAGGCCACCGCCGTGAACACTAACACGCGCGAAGTGTTGGAAATCTACGCAAACATCCCCGTGCAGCGGTTAGACCACGTGGCGGTTTACATAGACCTAAACGTGGTGTTGATTGGGCGCGAGGAATGTTTCGTTCAGTACGCGTGCAAGACGCGTAACCGCGTTATTTTGCCAGCAGGAATATTAACCACAAGCCCATTGGGTGAAGCATTAACAATTAGCCCAAGTGGCGATTACATACTACCTTCGATATGAGCCAAAAACGAATAAATCAACTGCCCGAAAACGTAAACGCGGCAAATAGTACGAATGACTACCTTGTTAGGCAAACGTGGGAGGGGCAGGGAAACCCAAACCTTCAAACCAACACAGGGTGGAAAACTTATGTAAGCAACTTTGGCGATTTTTTCGCAGGGATACTAACCCCGCTTAACCAAGTTTTAAACTGGATTATTTCGCCGATTTCTACGGACGCGCTGAACACGGCCACCCTTGGAAGCGATTTAAAAATATATGTACCGCCTGCGCCTGCGAACGCGGCATTTTATGCAACTACCGCGGCTTCGGACGTGGTGGGCTATACCAAGCTGGTGATAAGCACGGTTGATCCTTCATACGATAACCCTGCGGTTGATGTAAGCACGGGTGCGATAACGGCTTTTGGCCAAGCGGCGGGCGCATTGGTCAGCGCGCCGGGCGTGTTTGTGGGAAATCCGGGTGTTGTAACAATAACGACTACGGGAGAAATACGCCGCGTAAGCGGAAGCGGAACGGCCGAGTTTTATTTTGAGGTTTACCACAGGAATGCGGGCGGAACGGAAACCTTGATAGGGACCTCCAATGTAACGCCGCCTATTTCCACAAGCGCATACACGCAGTTTACGGCCAACTGCCTCGTAAACAACGGAGATTTTTTAGCGACGGATAGGCTGGTTATTAAATACTTCGCCAACCGCATCGCTGGCGGTTCAAACCCCGTGTATCAGTTTTTGTTTGGCGGTGCTAACCCTGTAACAACGCTGTTTCCTGTTCCCGCTGGCGTGATTGCTCCGCCTATTTCAAGCGACCCCGGCAACAATGCTACAATAGGTACAGATGGTAAGATATTTGTACCAACGCCCGTTATAGCACAAGATTTTGAAACCTTGGCCACCCAAGGAAGCCCTGTAACGATTATCAATACAAGCGCGGAAACTATTTACCCCACCAACCTGCTGGTGCAGGGGGCAAAAAACTTGGTTGGCGCGATGTATGAATTGCACTTTAATTTAAGCAAGGGGGCTGCGGGGCATTCGTCTACAATCCGAATTTACATAAACACGGCCAACAACTTGACGGGAAGCCCGGTTAAGGTGCTGGAATATGGAAGTGGGTTTAACTCCAACACGTCCTTTCCTTTTATGTTTAGGTATTTCAGAAACAGCGTTGGTTTGGTTGTTCCGAGGGATGTAAATGCTGCGGGTGCTGTTTTAGGCAACCTTAACACCCAATCATTGGTTAGCACTACGCCTATAACCTTTAACCCTAACCTGACCTATTATTTCGTCATTACCACCCAGATGAACGTAACAACGTCATCCGAAACCTTACAATTTGCCAAGCTATGCCTAAACAAATAACATGGGCTGAACCCAACCGTCCGGAAATTCCGAACGGTTGGCCAATCATTATCGACGGCCAAAACGGAACGGCTTACGAAGACGTAAGCGAGTATGTGCAAGCGGTGGCCACATTGGAGGCAAGCCAAACGCCAAACACGCCGCCCAATGAGTAGCTGCTTAGCCTCATGTACGCCCGCCGAATGTTTGGCCATGCCAAGCTGCGCGGCGGGTACTACAATAACCTTAGGATTAGCCACAGGCGCGGGTACATACCGCGTCTACTTGGAAAACCTTGCAACGGGTTATGTAAGCAGCGTGCAAGTAGTGGTTGATAATACCTTGGTGGTGGCGGTAGACCCAACGGATCTGCAACGCGTAAACCCTGCCAACGTGTATCGAATATGGATGACGTTGGATGGGGATAGCCTGTATGACACGCAGCCTATTCAAGTGGATGGTAATTCGTATGATTGTTTTTTGCTTAACTTTGTTAGGACGAACACTTCGCCGAATAACCAAACACTAACACCTTTAACATGACTTTACTGAACATTGGATTGTTTTCCTTGGCTGCTGCGATAATGGCTATGGCCGTTTACATTGCGCGCTGGGAGGGAATGATTTTAGAACCATTGGATAGGTACCTGCGGGAAGCCCTGCCGAAGCATGTTTACAAGCCCTTGATTGGATGCGTGTACTGCAATGCTTTTTGGTGGGGTGTCCTTGCTGGGTTTGTGCATTGCGTGTGGCAGATGCACGCGATATTTCAAGATGCGGGTACGCTGGTGCTGCCGTTTGGTATGGTGGCGATTGTGCTGCACGGCTGCGCGGCTATGGTGCTGGCGGCGTTAATGGTTGGAGTGTCGGCCAAATGATTTTCCGGTTGCTTTACAGGGCATTCCCCCGCGCGTATGCGGCGGCTATGCCAAACTTTAGCTTTCCTAACTACAAGGATAAGCTGGAGTTGTTATTCAAAGAGGGTGAGCACGCGTACTATAAGTTCCCTGTGGCGCAGGACATACCAAACGAGCGTTATTTAATACTGCAAACCCACATTCAAGAACACCAAGCGCGGTTAAGCGATGAAGACCAAGGGGTGTTTGTGGAATTGTTGGAAAAGGCTTACGCGGATCTGTTAAGCCCAAGGGAGGCAACGCAGGTGCAGGCTAAAAAGGAGATAGGCTACCTCATTGATGAGATTAAGTTCCGCCATAAGGAACTGCCTATCCACACGCGGGTGCTATGCGACATCGGGGCGGTGTGCCTAATTAGGGATGACGAAGACCCCGCTAAGTTCGACAAGCAAATCCATGAGGAGAAGGTGGCGGTTTTGCGCGGCCACATCACAGACCATGGTTTTTTTTTGAAGATTGGCTTAGCAGCGTATATTCCCAACTTCGAGCAATTAGCATCGCATTGGCAAGCATTGGCGGCGGTGGCGGAGCGGATGTTGCAGGAGAGCGACGCAAGGTTAAGCGACTTCAAGACGTTGAAATCAGGGGGCGGATTTTTCGCCAAGAACAAAGCTACAAAGAGTTCCTCTTAATACTGGCTGGCGGGGATTTAAGTGCGTACCGATTGCTATTGGACGGCACTATTGATGACGTGCTGGTGGCCTACAAGCGCAAGGCGAAAGAAAACGAAAAAGCTGAGGCTGAATTAGCGCAGGCGAAGGCTCGGAGTAAACGGCGATAATGGCCGTCTGCCGTTTTGCAGGTAGTGCTTTTCCAAAGTGAAGAGCAACTCATTGGCTGTGCATAAATCGGAAATTAAGTATGGGTTGTTGGTTAATTTATTTCGAAACTTTTGAAGTTCAGATTGGCAAATGCCGCCCAGTAGATAGGTGTGTGGGGTAACAAGTGAATGGTTATTACAACCTAAGTAGCGGTTCATGAAGTACATGGCCGCGCCCTTAATGGTGTATTTGCGGGTGTCTCCACCAAGGGTTCCGGCGGCATCGCACACGGCGTAGTAAATGCGGGTTTTTAAGTCCATGAGAACTTGGTGTATAGTATTGTTTCGTTTATATTGGGTTTGTATGAAAGCCTAAAGAAGCGCACCGCTTTTAATTTTCTCTTTTAAAACTTCTGAATAATCACGTCTTAACATTTCAATGCTTTTGAGCAATGAATTAGCAAACATTTCTAAATCATTCAAATCAGCACAAAACATTAAAGTTTTTTGTTTGTCTTTTCCGTATTCAATCCACAACGAAAATGCGTGAGACTCTTCATCAATTTCCCAGCTTTGTTCATCTTTATAGATATAAATTTGACATCCCTTGTCAAAATCTTCTTGTACTTTTTTTGATAGCCTATTATCATCAAACGATGGGCTAATTAATGGCAATATGATTTTCATGGTTTTCGTTTCTAGTTTAAGCAAAGGTATATGGCAGTGGCTTGCTGTGCAATAGCCCGCGCCCCGTAATGTGTTAAAAATCGTTAAATTTGCTATATGGCCATAGATAATATTATAGCGCGGTTTGAACTCCAAACCGGACAAGCGCAAACGGAAATACGTGAATTGACCGCGCGGTTAGACGCGATGGATAAGGAGTTGAAGACTACCGCAAAGGATGGTAAAAAAGCCTTTTCCGAAATTCAGCAGGGTGCAAAGCAAACGGGCGGCGCGTTTGGTAGCATGAAGGCGCAGCTGACATCATTTGCGGCTACTATGGGAGTAGCGTTTGGAGCGCAGGAAATCATACAATTTACAAAGGCCAGCATTGACGCGGCGGCGGATTTGGGGGAAACGCTTAGTAAGGTTGGGGTTATTTTCGGAAGCAGCGCGGATGAATTGGAGGCATGGGCAGACACGGCAGCGGAAAGGCTTGGACAAAGTAAACAACAAGCATTAGACGCGGCTTCCACCTTTGCGATTTTCGGAAAGAGCGCGGGGCTAAGTGGGGATGACTTGTCAGGCTTTAGCATTGGGCTTACTGAATTGGCCGCCGACCTTTCATCGTTTAACAACACTTCGCCGGAGGAGGCGATTAACGCGATAGGTGCAGCCCTACGCGGCGAAACCGAGCCTATACGCGCCTATGGTGTCATGTTGGATGATGCATCATTGAGGCAGGAGGCGTTTAAAATGGGTATTATATCCAGCACCAAAGAAGCCCTTACCCCGCAGAACAAAGTATTGGCGGCGCAGGCTTTGATTTACAAGCAAACGGGTATTCAACAGGGTGATATGGGTAGAACCATTGACAGCTTGTCGAATAAGCAAAAGGTTTTAAGCGCACAATTTGCCAATTTCCAAGTGTTATTAGGCCAAAAACTTGCACCTACCTACGAGAAACTTGTGGATGCGGGTGGTGATTTGCTAAAGGCGTTTGATTGGGGCGCGGTGTTTGAGCAACTTATGCAGATTGCGCGGGATAATTTCAAGCCTTTGATGGATATTGGTTCGGCGTTGGTGGATTTATTTAACGCGTTTGGAAAATCCGAGGAAGGTGGGCGTAAAATGACGGGCTTGTTTACGGTGCTTAGAGGCGTGGTTAATGCGACACTTATTCCAATAAAAATCATTGCGGCGGTTTTAAGGCTGCTTGTTGATAATGCAATTATTCCGGCGGTGCAAACGGGCCAACGCCTTATAGCGTGGTTTAATGAGGTGCGAGACGGTGGCGGATTTGTCGCAGAAGTCTTTAACGTAATTGCCAACGCGGTAGGCGGCTTGGCGCGTATGGTGGGAAGCGCACTTGAAACCATTGGGATATTGTCCAATGATTCTAATGTAGTGGACATTGTCGGCAACCTACGTGAACAGCTTTCCAAGTTGGGCGATGAAGACCAAATCAAACAGCTTGAAGAATGGAAAAAGCAGTTTGCGGGGAACATGCAAATGGTGCAGGTATTTGAGAATGAGATTAAGGCGGTGCGCGCGCGTATGGCTAAGGCGGCGGCGCAGGCTGCCAAAGAGGAAGGCGCGGCGGTGAGTGCGGAAGCTAAAAAAGCCCACGACGAAAGATTAAAAATGCTTGACGATGTAGAGGCGGCAGTAAGGCAGGCCAACATGGATTTATTGGAGGCGTCATTAGGTGAAATGGAGCGCGAATTATTGGCGGTTCAAGAAAAATACAGGAAGGATATTGAACTTGCGCAGCAGCACGCAAACGATATGACCGAGGAGGGTAGGCGTTTTGCGGCGGCACGGCGTGCGCTAATGGAAGCCGAAGGCATGGAGGAGCAGGCCATACGCGACAAGTACGCGGAATTGGCACGGATTAAGCAAGAAGAAGATAACCGAAAGGCGGCTGAAGAAGCCGAAGCGTTTAGAAAGTCGGAGTTTGAAAAAGAACTTGCAGCGATTGAGGCGGCAGACCAAGCGCAAAAAGCATTAGATGAGTCAAGAGAAAGGCAAATACAGGAGCGCCAACAACTCATTATCCAAAGCACGCAACTATTCGGCGAAACCCTAACAAACATCATGTCCATAACAGGGCGTAATAGTTCGGCGTTTGTAGAGTTTCAAAAGTTTGTTGGGCTTGCAGAAATTGCCATATCAAAAGGCGTGGCAATTGCAAACGCTATTAAGGCAATAAGCAGCGGGCCTGCGCTATCACCTATCGCTTTGATTGCTCAAATTGCAACTATAACCGCTTCTATAACGTCAATCTTTGCAGGGTTGGCTCAAACCATATCGCAGGCACAAGCTCCCGAAGTTCCAGAAATGGAAAGCTATAATACTGGAACGCCATATTTGGAACGTGGAGGAAACCCGCGCGGCATAGACACCATACCAATCATGGCGAATGAGGGGGAGGCAATTATACCAACAGACAAGAACGCCAAGTACCCCGGCATGGCACGGGCATGGATTGACGGGAATTTGGACGACTATATCTTCAGAAACTACGTTATCCCACAGCTGGAGGAACAAGCCGCGAGCGCAGCAGCAGCACGCATGGAAGCCTTTGGTATCACGGGGCAAAGTGTGGCTGGCTTCGATGACTTTAGGTTGTACTCCCAAGCCCGCAGGCAGACGGGCGCGTTGGAGGCAATTGTGGAAAACACCAACCCCAAGCGGCAAAGCAGGAAGCGTTATTATTCGTAACTTAGCGGCTATGAACGTCCGCATAATAATCGACAATCAAGAGTTTACCAATGAAGCGCAGGGGCTTCCAGAATTAGAGGAAAGGATATTCCGAAGTGATGAACTAAAGGGATTTCTAACCGAAATAACCGGAAGCATAACTCTAATTGGAGATGCACATGATTATGTTAGGCGGTCATATAGAAGCGCACTTTATGTAAGGCTTCCTGTTCAAATTAGCACACAAGACCCCACAACAGGTGTTTGGACGCGGATATTTTCGGGCGAGATAAAAACTGAAAACATCCAGTTTGACATGATTAAGCGCGAGGCTGTATGCGAACTTACGGACCTTGGTTTTTTTGGGTTAATCGAAGCTAACAGAAAGGTGGAAACCCAACTTGGAGTGCAAACCTCTATCAATGGATTTGTGATTCCCGCACTACCTGTAAATAACTTTTCATTTTTTGAGGTAACAAATTACCTTAACACGAATAATAGCTACACTGGCGGACCACTTGGAACGATAACAATACCACCCGCGCAGGGATATTATACCTATGACGTATTAAAGTTTTTAATTGACTTTATGACGGATGGAAGGGTTGGCTTTCGTTCGGATTTTTTCGACTATACGAACCCTGCTAACTTCTTTGCGTTTACTGGTATTTTCTCTGGACACCAAATAAGGCTGCCGGGCGTTGGGCAAAGTCCAAGAATATCTTGGGATGACTTGTTTTCTGACCTCCACAAAATATTTAACATTTGGTTTTCCGTAGAAGATGACGGGGCTAACCCCATTATTAGGATTGAGCCTTATGACTTCTTTGTCCGCCAAGGTCAAAACCCTATTATTGAGGCAGAGGAATTAGTAGAGGGGCTGGACAAATCTATACTTTACAACAAGATTGACGTAGGTTGTAGTAGACAGGACAGGGGATTTATTCCGCAGCAGGGTGCTATATACCACCTTAGGGAAAGTTACACAACCGGAAGCGATGCGAAAGAGGATGTAACATTAGACCTAAGAATGAACACCCTAATAATATCCTCCAACAGTATTAAAAGGGTGCTGCCTATTCAATTAAGAGGCGGGCATGAGTTAAATCCTTTTGCATTAATGCGCGGTAGGCGAACTGGTTTGGCTACGCCTTTTGTTATCGAAGATGATGCAAACAGGGGATTTCCTTCACAGAATGTTGGGCCTAATATGCTGGCTGTAAATTATACTACCGGATTGGCGTGTGCAACAGGTCCGGTGGCTATCCCAGATGACATTATAAACGTAGAGCAAAACATATTCTTTGGTGGTGATAACTACACTATTTTTGAGAATGACGATGAACTTGACCAAGAAGTGTTTTTCGTTTGTTTTGACACGCTAAACGAAGCGAGATACTTTTTAACTGACGCGCCAAACCCAGCAGCAGGATTTCCAAATATTGCGGCATATAATACCGATATTTCAAACATGAAGGTGGTGCAAAGCCACATCATGAGAATACCAAACACGGTGCTAACAATAGGTGCTGCAACGGCGGTGGATTTCAATGTAGGGCTAACTTGGGCAGGAGGCGTAAACAATTACTTAACACCCGACCTGACAGGCGGAGGCCAGCCAGCAGTTAATCCTTTTAATTCTTCGCAGGGTTATTGGCACAACGAAATCATAAAGTTTCCAGAAGACGCACAAACGCCAGCAAGCAACTCGGGGGATTATAACCCAGTCAATGGAAGGTTTACTGTTCCGCCTGCCTCGGGTGGGCTTTATGGATTTAGAGCCGTGCTAAACGTGTATAATCAGGGTCAATTTTCACAAGTAAACCCCGGTTTATTTGGCATAGCAATGCAACAATATGACAGCTCAAACGTTTTCATTAATCAGGTTTCATTAGGGCTTTTTCAAATCCCACCCGGTGCGTTTGTAAGTTTTCCCATTGTCTTAGATGCCACCTTTAATTTGGCCTCTGGGGATTATGTGCAGGTGGTGTTGTGTTCTTATGCGTTTAGCCCAATAACCTATCCCGCTTCGCCACTTACACCTCAAATGAGGTGGAGGCTTTATGATACGCCATACCAACAAGGTCCATATATTTTTAATGATGCTGGGCGTGCTGCAAGTAGAACATTCTTTAGGGTGATGTCTACGCCGGAAAATAATAAGGTTATTGCTACATCAGACCCCAACAATGTTGAAGCTGTTTTAGACGATTTCACCGGACATATTGAGCAAGACCAATGGGATTTAATTAAGTCCAATCCTTATGTTGGTGTGCGCATATCCTTTGGCCCTAACAAGTACATAACCGCGAGGGCAAAGGACATAACGCGGAATATAAGCAGCGGGGATTCATCTGGGGTATTTCAGAGAAATTACAATCAAAGTAACAACTTACTAAACGAATAAGATGCCACGTAGGGACATAAGATTATTGGATTACCAGCCTGTTGTTTTTCGGTTGGTAGAGCCTAACCGCGAAAGCATAGCGGATAATTTCACGGATGAGGAAGTAACGCTGTACGACAAGATATTAGGTAAGTGCCGCGTGTTTGGCGCTAACTGGTGTCAGGTGGCGGAGTTGAACGATCCTGTCAACGTGCAATGGAAAGCGAGTGAGGTGGGATTAAATAGGTATTTGCTACAAGCATACAGAGGGGCGGCGGTTACGGGTGTAGCAGCGAATAAACTCATTGATAGCGGGGCGGCTTTCCCAGCGGGTGTTGGGGCTGTACCACAACAGGCATTAGTTTTCAATAGCGACACGGGGCAAAGCGCATGGATTACGGCGCGGGATAGTGCAACACAGCTAAGTTTAAACGCGGACATATTCACGGGCATAGGCCAAAACTATGTAATTACTTATGTGTTTGCCACCACGGCAGGTTGGTCAATCTTTTTGCAAAACTCACCACTAATTAATACCGCTACTTACGCTGGTGGCGGCCCTACCACAATAACCTTTAGGAACGCTACCCAACCAATGTTGGCGAGCGGAAAATGGAACAGGGTTACCTTGAGGGTAAGCCAGTATAACTATGGTAGTTTTGACATTGTAGTACCTGGTCCGAGTGGCCCATTAGCAACCTATACCATCGCCAGCGCAGGGGATTTTGAGTTTTACGTTTGGGGTGAGCCAACTGCACCGCTTAATATTTTTCAGATTGACGTGTCCGTGGACTTTTCGGGCACAATAGATTTTTCGGCTTTGGAAATCTACGAAGTAAACGATTCCTATTCTTTGGTAGCCCTTGACCTTGCGGGCAACGTGTTAGGCGGCCAAACTATAACTTATGGCGATTCGGCCAGCGACACCGCTATGTTTACGGGGAACGTGGTTTATCAAGGCACATGGGCGGATTTTACAGAGGAATGTGGATGCGTACGTTTGGCTTTAATTGACGAGGGCAACCCGCCCGAATGTGAGGGGGAGTTGATATTTGACCCTAACTTTGAGAACCCCGAAGTAAATTGGAGTGGCAGCGATGGGCTTTTTGACCCGTGCGAGGGTGAGTGTTGTGGGGCTTGTTATACCGAGGCGGTAGGGCCGTTTGCAGGAATGTTTACGCTTTTGGCTTGTCCATTGGAAGTTGGCCGTGAATATTGCGTAAGCATTGATGTTTGCGGAGTTACAACGGGTATTGGAAATTTTGCCGAAATTGGGGTGGGTTTATTTGAGGTATCATACACCCCCATTGGCAACATTCCCGCCAGCAGCAGCAGCGGAACATACACCTTTAGCTTTACGGCCGACCAAGCATATGATACGTTTTCGGTTTCATTCAACGATCTTAACTTATACGGCTGCATCACTTCGGTGTCCTTGTCGGTTTGCGAGGTGTCTACGCCTTACTACGCCCTTAGCGAGTGTTTCAAGTTATGCCCACAAGGATGTACTACGGAGATTTCCTACCGGAACGATTCCAACGCCTACGGATTAAACTATGAGTTTGACCCGCTATACCGAAACTTCACGCGGAACACGGCGCGGATAATTAACCAAACGCTACGCGACAACAGCTTGTCCGTGTTCAAATCAGGTCGCGGTATCGGAAACAACCCATACCATGACGGCTTAAGAGTGGCGGACTTCAACCAAGGGCCAGCCCCAGCTTACTACCACATGGTGTTAAGCACAGCCTTAGCCCACAGCGACTGCCGAGTTGATGGTGTACGCGTGATGCGGATATCCGAGTATCAACCGGATTGGTCGGACAGCTACGAATTAGCGCGCGCAACAACCGAGGTGCAATTCCGCAATCAAGATAACCTACGTAACACGCGATGACGCGGGAGCAAAACCAAATAATTAAGGACTTGCAGGAAGGTATTGACAACTTTCCTGCTGCCTTGTCCAAGGGCACTATGCGCGTGCAGCGTGAAGCGTTCGACCGCATTATTGGCAGCCTGTCAAGCCTTGCGCTAAACCCAGACGGAAGCGTAATAACCAGCACGGCAAACTTTGGGCAGATTGAAACTATTATCAACGACCTACGCGCGGCCTACCTATCCCCAAAATACCGCGAATTTTTGCGGGAGTACCTTGGAGGATATGACCTCATGGCGGAAATGACCATAAGGCTTTTTGACACCTACGGCATAACTCCAAACATTACAGACGCCGCCAACGCTATCTTAGCCAACGCAAAAACAAACGCAACAAGGCTACTTACCCAAGGCGCGGTAGACACAGCATTACCCAGCTTCCGCGAAATCCTAAACAATGCGGTGGCGCGTTCAGAAAAATTCACAGATGTGATCCGAAACGTACGGCAAAACATTGAAGGGAGCGAGGATTTTCAGGGCAGGATGGAGCGCTACGCCAAGCAAAACGCCAAGGACATTTTCGCGGTTGGCCATGCGCAGTACATGACTGCAGTAGGTGATGCAATGGGCTTTGAATTTTATGAGTATGCCGGCGTGAACACTTTGGATTCCCGCGAATTTTGTTTGCACAGGAAAGGCAAGGTGTACCATACCGAGGAAATTCGGCAATGGGCCACTTTGGATTGGGACGGGAAAAACAGAGCGACTACGGCGGACACTATATTTTCGCTGCGAGGTGGCTACAACTGCAACCACTTACTTGTTCCGATTGCTACGGCGTTAGTTCCGGAAGACGTGCTTACGCGCGCGCGCAGGAAGGGGTATATTACCGATGACGCCCCCGACGCGTAATTGTAATTTGTATCTTAAAAAATGTTAAATTTGTCCTTAGTGTTTAACGTTAATCCTTAAAATCAAAAAAAATGTCTTATTGTTTAAATGCACTCCCCGCCTACAGCGAGAACCAATGTGGTGAATTGCGCGTACGCGGCATCGGTGATGTCTTCGTTTTAGCGCAAGGCGTAACCTTTATTGACCCCACCGACCCCGCAGAATGGGCAGCGAAACTGGCGGCCAACGATGTTGTTATCATTAAAAACATCAAAGGTCAATATGCCAATCCCGAAGCCGAAAACGCGGCTAACCCACGCGAAAGAGGCCCAGAGGAAATCCTCATGAAGCTCAACCACACTTTGGCGTTGACAGATGCCAACGTGAACGCGTCTAACGACAGCTTCTATGAAATCCTAAACACGCAGACCTTCGGCGGTATCGGGTGGCACAACCCTAACGAAAGCGAAATCCGTTTGGCTTACGCTGACGTGCGGGCAATGGCTATGCCAGCGTCTAACATTGACGCTGAGTTTCAGCTTTACAATGTGTCGTTTATGTGGGAGAGTAACCCTAACGACTTCCCCACACTATACAACGCACCTGCTGGGGTTTTCTCCTAATTAGGAATAACGGACACACACGAATAAGGGGGTTTAATGCCCCCTTTTTTCGTTAAAAAAAGTTAAGGAGTTTGGAGGGAAGGGGCGGTGGTGTAACTTTGCTTCATGAAAAAACCAATCACACAATGGCTAGCGGAAATGCCCCAGCCCTACGCGGAACTTGCGCTTAAGGAATATGCACCCATATTGGAGGCAAGCGGCGAACCTGACGAAGACGTAACCACCATGCGGGATGCGTTTGAGTGTTCTGTCTTGTGCATAGACAACCTCCAAAAAAGAAAGTTTTGGAATGATGTTCTTTATTTCATGGGCGAAGAAAGTGCATGGCCACCGATTGAAGTATATGGCAGGGCGTTTATATCTCAAAAGGATATGGATGCACCAAAGCGCGAAATGTCAATGTTTTGGAATGAGTAAAATGAGCAATATGGAAAAGACTAAATCTTGCAAAAAGGCAGTTAGTCAAGGTGCTTTTAACGCAGGTGATATTGTAATATGCGGGCCAAATGGGCAACATTATGTAGATAAGTTTACAGTATTAGAAGACCATTGTGGACTTACTTTAAAGTGCCATAAAACAGGAGAACTTTGTATCGTGAATAATAGAGAAGATTACGATTACTTTATTACACCCCTACCCCCACTACCATGAAACACCAACTAACCAAACTAACCACCCGCCATGCGCTCGCTTTTGATATGTGCATTAGCGAAATCTATAACGCATCGCTTGGGATACTACCGCCAGGCGTTGGTGAACCTGACCAAATGTTACGGCAGTCAAAACAGGCAATTTCAATCTACATAAGCGAAGTATTAAAGAATGTTAAATGGTTGGTAGATAACGAGGAAATGGCATATCTTAGCCACTATTCCACGCACAACGATGTGATGATAAAGCTACTTGACATACACGCAAACGCCCACGTTTACAGCGTTACGGGCGCAACTGCAAAACAAGCAAAACCGATATTATGACCACCGGAATACTTTTACTTTTGGTTGGCAGTAACCGAACCTACCAACATTGGGCAGAAAACCTTGTTACCAGCATACGCCACTACTCCCATGACCTGCCTATCACCATTGTTACGTCGGGGATGTACTTGCAGCCTATGTACTCAAAGGGCGTTAGCTACATTACCTGCCCCGCCGACCATTACACCGACAACGGCAAATTCGCACCTGGCAAAGCCAAGCTGCACCTAAACCTTTACACGCCATACGAGCGCACTATTTACTTGGACGTTGACGGCATCGCTTGTGGCCCATTGGAAGACGTGGCTGCCATGTTTGGGGAAATCGGCGCGGTGTCCAACGAATTTACGCCCGTGGAAGCGGAGAAATGGAAATGCCAATGGATGGCTTTGCCGGACGTCCGCAAAACCTATACCATTCCCGAAGGCGCGCTACTTCCAGAAATAAACTCATCGCTTTTGGTTTGGACCAAAAGCGAAACCACAGACAAGTTTTTTGAGCAAGCGCGGGAGAACTTTATACCCGCTTTCAAAGGCAGAGTTTGGGGCAACACCTTCCCCGATGAATTAGCTTTTAACGTAGCCTTTGCGCAGTTGGGCTTGCTGCCATGCGAAGCTGCGGGAACACCCGAACCGATTGTATTTAACATTGGGTGGAAGGGTTGGTCTACTGCAGGCGAAGCCATTAACGCAGGCGTGCGCGTGTTGGGGTTATATGGCGAAACCAACGCGGCATTCAAGCGGCAGTACCAAGCCTATGACGCGGTATTAAGCGCAGCACATAAAGCGGTGCATGGCACATGGCCGCCGTTAAAGTCGCACCAATTAATGAAGTCAAAATTTATTCGGTTGAACAAATGAAACACATAAACGACATAGTTGTTGAATTGCACAAGGCGGCAACGGCTAAGAAATGGGTGGCCGACCCGCCAATGAAGGATGCAACGGATTATCTCAACTCCACCAAGTGGGGTTACAACTTAGTACATGACGCGTTTTTAATTGCGGGAAATAGCGTCATTGAAGAGGCGGGGCAGTATGGACGTAAGCATGACCTAACTGTGGAACAAGCCCTGACCATTGACTTTATTTTGGAACGGGTAGCCAACATCATGGCATACATGAAGCTAACCAATGGCTTGTTGGAAAAAGCCGAGTTAAAGGGTGTGGTGTTTTTTGTGGAGCGGGAAAAGAAGGAAAAACGATAACGCACAACATTATGAAAAACGAAGGAGAAACCTTGAATAAAGCTAAACACTTTTTGGTGGCGTGGTTTTTTTGTGGAAATGATTAAATTATGATACAGAAATTTAGAAAAAAGCCTATTGAAATAGAGGCTGTTCAATTCACTAACCAAAACAAGGATATGGTTTACAATTGGGCAAAATCAATTCAAGGCAACGTATTGCACGATTGGGACGAAAACAAACAGCCAATTTTGAAAATACCAACGCTTGAAGGTGAAATGGAATGTTCAATTGGTGATTACTTAATTGTCGAACCGTTTCCAACAGATTGGCGTAAACTATATCCTTGTAAACAGTCCATCTTTGAACAGACTTATGATGTCGTGTCTTAGCCTTGCCGCCAACTACAATATAAACGAACCAAACCCCAACTTTATGAAAAACCTAATCTTATTTTTACCCCTTGTCCTTGCCAGCTGCTACACCGAAAGCCAGTGCAGCAAGATGTTTCCACCAACTACCAAAACGGAAACGATTACCAATGTAATCCAACGGGATAGCGTTATTCAAGGTGCTACAATTACGCACACTATAACCAACCGCGACACTATCTTTATGCAGACCAACCGCGTTTTCGTGAAACAGGACACAAGCGGCCGCGCGGAACTTAGGTACTGGATGGATGAAGCTGGCCGCCTTAACATGGAGTGTACCGCGAAGGATGCAGCTATCAAATGGGTAGAAAGGCACGTGGCAACGAATACTACCGAAACAAGGCGGGAAATGGATATGCCTATGTGGAAAGTGCTTTTGTTTGCGGGGATAGTAATTGCAGCTTTCTTTTTAATTGCGAAATACAAAAGTTAAATATGAAAATGGATATGCACATACTTAAATCAAGAACAGTTTGCCACAACAGCGAGAAGTTCCTGATAATGGTAGGACACAGACACTGGAACTTAGGTTTTCAAATACAAGATTGGGGAATAAGAATAATGCTGATATGGTGGCACGTATGCTTTCATTTTTAATTTCCCCTAACACCGAAACAAACGAAACACAACTATAAATACAAACCAACTATGACTTACCAAGATTACATCGACTTAGGCTTTCAGCGCATTGATTTAGACGACGGCGTAGAATTTAAGCAAACCGGATATGGCGGCTTTGCGCTCACCAAAAAGCTAAACGAAAACATTATGGTGGAGGTCGCATATCCAAACCTAAACGAGCCAAACCTTTACATCAAAAAAAGAGAAAGCGACACATGGCATATTTTCCCGATACCGATTGCCGCCATTAAAGACTTGTTCCGAGAACCACACACCCCATAAGTTTTAGCCCCGTTTTAGGGGCTTTCTTTTTTTGGTTACATTTGGTCGGGAATCAATATCAACATACCATGCCAAAAAGCCAAATAGGGGAAATAGTCGTGGACTACATCAAGTCCATGACTTCAGATTTTAACAACCGAACCTTAGCGCGTAAAATAGTGCAGGAAAATCCGCACGTCTTCGAGCAAACCGAAAACGAAATAGAAAGAGTTAGGAACAGAATTAGGCAATACAGGGGAGCGTCAGGGGAACTAGACCGCCGAGATTTTAAAACAAAATATTGGGTGCGAGAGGAAAAGAAGGTCAGCGAGTACATGGCCGACTACTTAGCCAAAGGCGAGGAAAACGACACGCCCTCAATTTGGTATCTGCCGCCGCATCTAAACAAGGTTTTAATCTTGTCGGACATACATATACCATACCACGTTTACGACGCCGTAATGGCCGCGTTAGACTACGGGATGCAACAGGGTGTGGATGCTATTTACCTCAACGGCGATATTGTGGACTTTAAGGATATTTCACGTTGGGACAAAGAGCCGGATGCTATCAGGCTGCACGATGAAATAGACATGGTGCGCGAATTTTTGCAAGGGCTGGCTGGTATTGGACTGCCTGTTTTCTATAAATTAGGAAACCACGAGGATAGGTGGCAAAAAAAGATTATGCGGGATGCGCCGGAGTTCGCTAAACTTGACGCGCTCAAACTTGAAAATGTGCTGGGATTAAATGACCTTGGGATTGAACTAATTGCATCCGGCACGCGTGCGCAGTTTGGCAATTTGACAGTTATACATGGGCATGAATTTGGTGAAACCCTGTTTTCTCCGGTAAACCCTGCACGCGGTTTATTTTTGCGGGCTAAATCTTCGATTTTGTCCGGCCACTACCACCAAAGAAGCCAGCATGGTGAGGCAAACATCATGGGTGAAGAAACCCGCTGCTATTCTACTGGATGCCTATGCGACCTTACGCCAAAATACCGCCCATTTGCCTTCACAAAATGGAAGCATGGCGCGGCAATCGTGGAGGTAAACCCTGACAAAACCTTCCAAGTGTATAACTTTGAGATAAATCAGGGTCAAATTATTTATTAACTTTGTAATTATGAAAACAATGGCCACTGCTTCGGCTTTCCTTATAGCGTTTTTCGCACCTGTTGCACCCGTTTTGCTTGCAGTTGGGGGATTTATAGCCCTTGACACGCTAACTGGCATCCTAAAATCCATAAAACTACATGGCTGGCGGTCGATTAAGTCGGCAAAGTTGGCACGCGTAGCCACGAAAAACCTCGTTTATTGCGGGAGCGTGTTGGTTTTTTTCTTGTTGGACAAGGCTATGTTCAACGAAGTGCTTATAGGCTTCATTCCTACGCCGTATGTCCTGACCAAAGCAATGGGGCTTATACTTTGCAGCATTGAAGCGAAGTCAATAGACGAAAATTTCGAGGCAGTTTATGGCGTATCTTTGTGGGAGCGGTTTAAGCTAATCATTAAGCGCGTGAAGTCAGTCGTTGGCCAAGTTCAAGAAATCAAAAAAGCATAACATGGATGTCGTTTCATTGGTGGCTGCTGCCACTTCCAAAATAAAAAAGTGGAAAGCATCTAAGGCGTGGGCGCGTCCGCAAACCTATGACCCCAAGTTCAAAACCAGTCAATGGATTGCAGCTTTGCCCGATTTTTCCGAAGGGTATAAGGCAGCTATTTTGGAACACGAAAAGGTCGCACCCCACGCGGAGGCAGACTATTTCCCGTATGGCATACTAAAGTCCAAAGCACCCAACCAAGACGAGAAGGAATGGGAGTATCAAATGCACCTTTACGAATCGGTTACCAACAGCGATTGGGGGCGTGCGCTTAACAAAACCAAGGCCGTAGGAAACAAGCAGAACTACAACATTAAGTGGTCAAATCCTGACCAAAAAAAATACTTTTACGAGGACTACCCCATCTACCAAAGTGTAGAGGCGTTTTTCATGGATATTGTCCGTGAAGAAAAAATCAACTATCCAAACAAGTTAATGGTGGTTGAGCCGGAGGGGCTTACGTATTTGCGGGATGTTGAAACCGGAAGTGTGTTGTATATTGACGACACCGAGGCAGTTTCTCCAGTTGTCCGCATCTACGAGGAATATCAAACGATTTACTTCAAAGAGCGCAGCCATGCTTTGGTTTTGGTTAGCATGGATGAACACTACCAAGACACCCTCAAAAACGAAAAGCATGACGGGCTAAGATTTCGCTATTTCGACACTAACATGATTATGGACATTGTGCAAGTAGGCGAAGACGAAAAGAAAAACCCGGTTTATGAATTTTTGCCCGCATACGTTCACGGCTGGGGCTGGCTACCTTGCACCAAACTAAAAGGCCCGTCTAAGATTATTGGTGGCGAAGTAGTTTATGAATCTGCGTTTGCATCCGCTATACCGGATTTAAACGAAGTCATACGCATTAACTCTACTGCGCAGGTGTCTATCCACACTCAAGCCTTTCCTGTAAGGATTATGGTGGTAGACCCTTGCGATTATAATGACGGGCAGGGAAATGCTTGCAGCGGTGGTAGTGTTTGGTCGCCTCTCGAAAAAACCAATGTATCGTGCCCTTCCTGCAAAGGAAGTGGCAAAAAATCATTAGGGCCAACATCCGTCATTGAGGTGCTGGCGCGCGACCCAAGGCCCGGCGCAGGGCCAACCGAACTGCCAACAGACCCTTTAAAATTCGTTGCACCTGACCCTACTATTTTGGAATACCTTGACCAGCGAATTGAGAAACACCGGAACAAAGCGTTTTCGATGTTTTTCGACACCGACAAGGCCACCAGCGAAACGGCAACAGGAAAGCAACTTGAAAAAGAAGAGTGGCAGACATTCATGTCGGGATTTGCGCGGGAGTTGTTTGGATTGTTAGGTTTTGCAATTGAAGCCATTGGCTTTATGCGTTTTGGGTCGGATTTTGCACAGGTAGAAATATCATATCCCAAGACATTTAACTTCCGTACACCGGAAAGCATTACCGCCGAAATTGCCACGGCTAAAAAAGAGGGACTGCCTGCTACTTACCAAAAGGCATTAACCTTGGAGGCGGTTGAAACGCGGTTTGGTTCAGATAAAGTAACCATGTCCGACATTGAATTGCAAATGGCAATCGACAAGCTGTGGTACATGGACGCGCTGCAAGTCCGCGCAGGGCTTGGTGTAACTATATCCACGCCGGAGGCACTACTGCACCAAAATTTTACAACCTATTTGGAACAAGCGCGAATCGAAGATGAGGGGTTTGATGAACTTGACACCACGGCTAAAAGGGCGGTACTATTGGCATTGGCACAAGTGGATAACGCCGAAATAGAGGCAGCAAGGCCAACGCCGAACATTACGGCAAATCTTTTTTAGTAACCTTTAATACACATATATGAACACACCAAGCGTTATTTTGGTACGGGTGGCACACCGGAAATCCTTAAGGCCAACCGAGCGGCTTAGGCCCCGCGACTTCGGAAGCGAAAAAACCTTCTCTCACATGGAGTTAAAACAAGTAGGTTCGCAGCCCTTTAACAAATGGCTGGCGGATTTTGGCCGAAACGGCTACATGATTAAAGCCGATTACGAGGCTGGCAATTATGCGCCCTATGGCTTTGACCCTGCAACCATCCAAAGCATCGAGGACGGCAGACGTGGCGGCGTTTCACGCGAAGCGGAACTGCAACTTGAACTTATGGAGAAGGAAGCCGAAATCGCACGCCTTCGCAAAATTGCAGAAGCAGCCGAAACAAAAAAAGGCAAAGCCAAAGTCCAACAGGAAATCATTGAGCCGCAAGGCTACGACCAAACCAACACAGCCGAATAATGGAAACAACCGAAATCTTAAAAACCCTTGGTATTGAATTAGCCGAGGGCGAAACTCTAAGCGCGGATTTATTGACCACCAAGCTGGGCGAAAAATACGTGGATGTTAGCCTCCACAAAAAAGAGGTAGATGCCGCGTTCGGGAAAGCTATGGGCACAATGGAAACCAAGTTAAAACCATTGTTGGGCGAAGACGCCAAAGGGCTTAAAGGTGAGCAAATGGCAGAAAAGTTAGCCGCCAAATTTGCCGACATGGCCGCCTTGGTGGATGCCGCAAAAAAGGATGGTGCAAGCGCGGCGGAAATCGCTAAACTTCAAAAGAAAGCGGATGACCTTGCAGGGCTATTGGAGCAGGCCAACGCTGCCGCCGAAGCGTACAAGACTGAAGCGGCAACCGCGCGCGAAAAAGCGTTAGAGGAACTTGGCAAAGAGCGGCTAAACGCTAAAATCACCGAAACATATAACCGGATCAATTGGAGCGAGCAGGCCAACGAGTACGCTAAGAAAGGGCTGTACATTGAAATTTCCGCCAAGTACGATTTTAAAGAGGAAGCTGGAAAACTTATGGCGTACGACAAAGACGGCAACATCGTTAAGATTGGCACATCCCATGCAACGGCCGACCAAATCTTCCAGCAGGAGGCCAAAGCTGCTAAGCTATGGAAAGAAGTGCAGCAGGCTGCCGGAGGCCAGCGCGTAACCATTGACCCCGCAGACAAGCACGCGGCCAAGCGAGCAGAGCGGCTGGCGTTTGCGGAAAAGTTGAAGCCTAAGGCGTAAACCTATGCCATATTTTACAGCCTCCTTCGGGAGGCTTTTTTGTTTTAACACTTTTTAACTTTTAGGGTATTGTAAAATGTTACAATCGCTGTACCTTTGACATATCAAAACGCAGCAGCCATGACAGTTCAAGAAATTCTAAAAACAGCCAAAGAAGCCTACACCTTCGGACACGAATATCTTAAAGTTGATTATATGGGTATGGATGTGAAATTTAGAATGAACAAAAATCATTCAAGAAATCACTCAAGAAATGATAGCAACGATATGCACAACCTTTCATTAGTTAATGTGCCAGCATCTGGAAGCAACATGAATAGCTATTTTGAAGTTGAAACACGCGAAGCTGTATTTATTCAAAAACAAATTTGGGGCGTTACAAATTGGAATCAAGCTAAAAAAGAAATCATTGAATTTCTTTCAGACATTGAATATCAAAATTAACCCAACACACCCAACCTTTACCAAGCCTCCCTAACCGGAGGCTTTTTTTTGCACCTAAACTTGGATTTAACATTTTTTAACTATATTTGTAGCGGCGGTGGCGACCGCGCCCAAATACGCATGGCGGTGGCGACCGCACCCAAGTACGCAATCCGTAAAATTTTAAATTCCAAATCAATGTCATACGCATCTACTTTAATTGCGTGTAATGCAGTGCAAGAATCACTGGCATCCGCATGGGCCTATAACAACCTTAGGGCCGACCAAACAACCCTTATGCAGGTGTTGTTGTCCGAAATCAACCGCCGCGATACCATTCAGCGCATCGTGTCTAACAATGGCAAACGCCGCGCCGTAGAAGTTATCTATGAGCAGCGTTTCTTGGAGTCTATCGTGGATAGCGGTGGACGTATCGTTTGTGGTGGTGGTAGCACTTCCGGCGAACTTTCCAAAACTTATGACGTAGCACCTTCAGATGGTTTCAACATCAAGTGGAGTGTGGATATGCAAACCTTGGAAGAGCGTTGTGAGGCTGACCAAGACTACATAGCGCGCCAAATCCTCAAGAACATGAACGTGCTTTTGGAGCGCGCCGAAACCTACGTGGCTGCGCAAATCGCACTTAACCTTGGTTTCTTCGCTTCGGACGTGGATGCTGGTAACCCTGCTGGTACTTCACCATTGAAGCAAGGTACTGCTTTCAACACCAACGGAACTATCTCTTACGACCTTTCCAATGTCGTGAAGTATGAGTTCACCGCCAACGAGTACAACGGCCCTATCGTTGCTTTAGGCGGAGAAGACGTTTGGAAATATGCCAACGCGCTTCAAGCCTCCACAAGCGACAACGACCTTGGCGTACAACCTGAAATCCTACGTCAAAACGCTGGAATCAACTATGGCTACAGCCGCAAAATGGCTACAGCTTTGGGTGGTAAAGAGTTTTTCCTTGGTATGATGCCAGGTTCAATTCAGTTGTTGTCCTTCAACGAGTTCGCAGGTGCTGACGGAAACCCACGGGTAATTGACGACAACGCACTTAAACAAGGCGTTATTATGCACCCCGAACTTCCTATCATGTTTGACTACTACGCTGAATATGCTTGTTCAGGCAGCAGCCGCCAGTGGAACTTCGGTTTAGCTTTGAACTTCGACACTGCTTTCTTGCCTAACGATATGTTCCAAGTGGGCGACCGCATGGAAGGTGTAAACGGCCTATTGAAATTCGAGGTTATCTAAAAATCGTGTGTGTTCGGTTTAAATGGGGGTGGCTTCGGCTGCCCCTATTTTTTTTGTACCTTAGCAAAGTAATCCTGAAATCATGGCCACGAAAAAAACTTACACCCCTACAACAGTTACCAAGCCACGCCCTGCCAAACCATGTAGCACCTGCGGACGATGAACTGCCTTACGGAA